TGATGAACTAAAGGTCGACCAAAATTTACATAAAGTACACATTACGTCACTTGATGAAGCGTCAAAAGATTGTGATTATATTTTTGTTACTTGTGCTTTAAATAACCACACACATCATTTAATTAATAAAAAAGTAATTCTAAATGCTAAAAAAGGTGTTCGTATTATTAATGTTGCTCGTGGTCCGGTTGTTTGCGAAAAAGATGTAGTTGAATTACTAGAAAGTTGTCATATTGATGGTGTTGCGTTTGATGTGTTTGAAGTAGAACCTCTTGGACCTGAAAATCCTTTGCGCAAATTTCCTCAAAACATTTTTGGAACACATAATGGTTCAAATACTATTGAAGGTGTTGATAAAACGAGTTATATTGCCGTTGAAACAATGCATAAATATTTAAATGTTTAAATAATATAATATGGGAAATATATTATTTAATTCCAAGAAAACAGAAGACGAACCTATTTATTATAATGTGTCAGAACAACAAGAAACGGATACAGAAATAAATCATGAAGAAAATATATTAAATAAACCAAATATCCGGTTAGAAAAAATACAAAGTTATAATATTAAATATGCTGACGATATATTACACGAGTTAGACCATAATTTAGTGATCAATAATTTACAAAATTATAAACTTATTGATAAAAAAGAAGGTTTTACATCATATGTTGAAATATATCAACATAAAAATGATAAAATAATAAAAAAAATTTATAAGAAAAATGGTGTAGATGTAAATTATTTTGTAGATTTTAATTGTATTTATGAATCATACCAGAATGAATTAAAATCATTAAAAATATTGCAAAATGAATTACACTTTCCTAAACTTATATGCTATGATGTAGAAGAATTATCCATTACAATGAATTACGTTGGTGAAATATTACAACAGAAAAAGGAAGATATATCTTTAGAGATAATACCTAAAAATTGGAAGGAACAATTCTATTATATCTTAATGATGTTAAAGAAATATAATTTATATCATAATGACATAACCGAAAGAAATATTTGCTTACAAAATAATCGTTTAACGTTAATTGATTATGGTAATTGTAAAACGCACATTGATACTTATTATCGAAATTATAATATTGATATTCTAAACAATAGCAATAATATTATTGAGTTTTTAAGTGAAATTAACAATAGTGCTCTTAAAGTACGTAAATGTTTACATGGATTTAATTAATTATTTTTTTGATTTTTTTTGTTCTAATTATAATATATGAAAAAGGTATTAATTTTTACTGATAGTCGAGGCGAACATAAATTAACTTTTAAAGATAAACAAATATTTACAGAAAAAATAGCCGAATTGTTAAAAAAAAAAGGATATAAAGTTGATATGATGTTATGCCCTTATTGTTGGACATCAACAATAGATTTTATAGAATTAATTGAAAATAAAATTATAGATGTAAATGATTATGATAAAATTATATTATATACAGGAGTAGTTGAATTTTCTCCACGTCCTTTATCGAATTTTGAAGCTTGTTACAATCCAGAAAATATTGAAACTATTACTTACGATCGCCTTTATAAGAAACCTAAAATAATTAATAACAAAAAAAGTTTTTTTGAGAATTTTATACCCAAACAACTATTAGACAAACATTTGACAGATACATATAACGTAATTTATCAAAATGAAGATACAAGAAGTCTTATTTCATTGGATATTAATAAAAATGTCGTGTTACCTTACTTAAAAAATCTGGAAAAAAAAATTATATATATTAATTCTAATAAAATTTTTCCAAATTGGGAAGGTAATTATATTTTAAAAAACAAGAATGGACGACCTAAAAATATAAATGTAATTGAAGAATATGCCACACAAATGAAAATCTGTAATTTTACTCATTTTATTGATTTATTAATTTGGTCAGATAAAGATATTAGAAAATACACAGTAGATAACATGCATTTATCATATGAAGGATCAGAATGGATATTTAATAAATTAGTTTCTTTTTTTTAATCAAATTCGTCCAAACTTATAATTTTTTCGAGTGTTTGATCCATTTTCACCTTTTTTATTATATTTTAATTTTGTAATAATTCTTTAAAATATAACCATTGCTTTTTATGATCATGATTACCATGATGTTGCATATATTGATACGTACAATAATATCATAATTTTCTTCAATAAAATCACCATTTTCTTCATTACGAACTGAAGGTGAAGGACCTATTATTGCTACTCTTTTCCCTTTTACACCTTTGCACATTTAAAACGCCGATTTTAAGGCAGGTAATTTTTTAGTTTCCGTGTTCTATTTGATGGTTTCTTTACATATTTTTCTGTTCTATTATATGCTCCCTTAAATATGTTTTCATATTTTTCCTTTGGTATATCTTTTATAACCTTTTCTATATTTTCTTTTAATTTTTCGTGTGTTAATCCGTCTAGTTTTTGTAATCTTGACTTAAACATACTAAAATAATTTTCAATTGAATTGGTAAAATGTTGATATGGAACTGCATATAATATATTATTATGTTTATTCACTAATTCTTTTATTCTTTCGTTTCTATGACTACTCACATTATCTAAAATAATTAATAAATTTTTATTTTGTTCTAAATTATAATCTAACCATAATATATATTTATGGTTGCAAGCGATAAAATTCTTTTTATTATGGGAAATGGACCTTCTTTAGGTGAAGTAATGAATGATCCTAAAAGATTAAAGGTATTACGTGATAATCATACATTTGGATTAAATGCTTCATATCGTGCATACGAAAAATATAACTTTTATCCAACTTATTTCGGATGTTTTGATTATGTAGTAAATGAAAGTCATAAAGAAGCTTTTGAAAATTTAGTATTAACCGATAATCCTATTCAAGAATTTTATTTTACTGGAAATAAAGAAAAGCAAAATCTATATAGTGAAACAGCAAGAAATAGTTCTAAATTTATAAAATTTAATTTCAAGACTTTCCACCCCAATTATTATAAAAACTTAACTACTGATTTTAATAATTATTTTGACCCCGGTTCTTCTGGAGCAAATGCAACACAAATAGGTATAATGAAAGGATACAAAAAAATTGTTTTATTAGGATGTGATTGTAATTATGTTGAAAAAATAGATGGTGTTAAATCATTTAGTAATGAACACAAATCAGGAATAGAATTAACAAAAAATTTAGAAACTAATCCAAATTATTGGTTTGCAGAATATCAACAAAAAGGTGATAGATTCAATTTACCATCTGCCGATGAATGGCAAATTTTATCATGGAGAAATATTAATAAAATAAAACCGGCTGATGTTGAGATAATAAATAATTCTCTTATTTCTAGAATAAGTTATTTTGAAAAAAAAGTTGTCGTATAGTATATATATAATGACTACTTACAACAATATTTTTATGTTTTGTTCTTGTCACAGTTATGATTATCGATATAATGCAATGTTAAAAATATACAAAAAACACATGCAAAAAGATGATAAAATCGTTGTTTTGTTAGGATCTGAAAAAACAGTTCTCAATAATGATATATTAGAATTAAATTGCGGAGATTTGTATGAAAATTTACCAGAAAAGGTTATATTAGGAATACAGTACATTTATAAACATTTTAAATTTAATAAATTAATTAAAGTTGATGACGACGTAGTCATAAATTTTAAAAAATATTATGAGATAATTAACCATTTACCTAATGAAAAATTATATTATGGTAGATCAAATCCATCCGGTTGTAAAGTACTACCATCTAATGTATGGCATATGAATAAATGCCATAAAAACCATATTTATAATGATAAACCATTTCCCGATGAATTTTTTATATATAATAGACAAACACCTATTCAATGGCCAAGTGGAGGCATTTATGTATTATCTAATGATGTTTGTGAAATAGTAAATAAATTTAGTGAAGAAGATATGAATGTAACAAAAAAGCATTTATATGAAGATTTAAATTTACGAACAATATTACATAATTACAACGTTGAACCAACTTTAGATCAAAGTCAAATGAAAAAAAATTTAAGTGATTATTTTTTAGTAATACTACCAGTTGAAATAGTTAAAAATAAATCGAATTTAAAAAATACTTCTTTTGATAATGAATTTTATAATAAATATTCCAATATTAAATCGTTTCATATTGGATCACTTGCACCTTCCTACTCCATTAACAAAGAGGAGTACCTAGAAATATTATCAATATTAAATAAATTTAACGTTTAATTTACACAATTGAAGAGTCGTATCACCTATCATTCAAATCACCTTATTTTAATATTAGAATTAGAATTATTCGTGCATATGTTCAATATGTTGTGTATTAATATCAGAAGAGCGTGTTATTAATACCCAATACGATATAATTTTTATTTAATAATAGTTTGCTTAAATATGAACAATATAATAAATCAAATATATGTTATTAATATGAAAAAAGACGTGGAACGATTAAATAAATTTAAACAAATGGTTGGAACATTATTTAGTTACAAAGTGGTTAATGGATGTGACCCGAATAATAATGAAAAATATATGAAAAAATATGAAGAATGGTGTAATTCAAACAAACTAAATGTTACTTTTGACACGTTTGATTGGAAATATTACACTAAAAGATACGACGATTTATTTAATGCTAAAATTAATAGCAAAGAAAAAGCATGGGAACATTGGAAAACATTTGGAGAGAAAGAACTAAGAAGTTGTAATCCTAAAAATGATATTGTAAATAAAGGACAATGGGGGTGTTTGTACTCACATATAAATGTTTTAAAAGATGCTATTAAAAACAATTATGAATCAATATTAATTTTAGAAGATGACATTATATTATTGCCATTTATAGAGGAAAAATTTAAAAAGTTACATAATTTTGTGAATTTGCATGATGATTGGAACATTATTTATTTAGGTGTTTCGCAACATAATTGGGAAAACATTAAAATTAAAAACAATTATTATAATGCTAATTATAGCACAGGAACATTTGCCTACATGGTTAATCGTAAATTTTATAGAATTTTACTGAATGAGTTTATAAAAATGAAAAAACCGGTTGATAATTATTTGGTGGATATTCAAAAAATATATAATGATACAATTTATGTGATATATCCCAATATAATTATTTGCAATTTAGAAGAAAGCAATATTGGAAAAAAAAGAATTAATAAAGAATTCTTTAAAAAATTTAGGTGGGATATATAACCCTCATCAAGCATGTAAACATTATATATTGTTCATCAATATATAATACAAAAAATTAATAAGACTTGTTAATCGACTCGTTTTTTTGGTAATAAATAATAGATTTATAAGCAGAGTGTTCTTCATAAAACCATTTTGTAAAATCTGATATGGTTCGTTTTTCTTGGACAATATTTTTTTGGAAATTTATTTTACTGTTATGTTCACGAATTGATCTTTCTTTTAAAACTCCTTTCTCCATTTCATCATTTGGTGTTTCAATATAATGAACGACTAATTTATCTTGGAATAAAATAGAGTTAAAATAATCAAAAATTACTTTTGAACGTGGCATATGAAACTCTGATGTAATTAATGTGATTTCTTTAATTTGTAATGGGTTAATATAATTTAAATATGCGTAATATCCGTTTGCAATAGTATCATAAGAAGACCATTCGCGATAAATGTCCGTTGGTTCTATATTACCGTGTTGTGTCAAATATAAAGCACATGAAGTAGATTCATGGATGACATATTGATTTTCATTTATAATAGGCGGTTTATGATATGTTCCGCCACCCATAACAACGATTTTACACGAGCGATATTCAATTGTTTCGTTGTATATTTCAATTGCTTTATCTAAACGCGTTTTTACAAAATCATGAACTTCTCCATTTAAATTGTTTCCTCCGGCAAGAACAAAAACATACAATATTTCAGTATCATTTGCATATATATATTTTTTAGTGGAGTTTTTGGTTATTGTATGTATTTTTTCCCAACCATCAAAGTTTCGTTTATTTGAATTGAAGTCCATCGTATATTACATAAATATAAAAAATATAATATATTGTAATAATAATATAAACGAATATAATATATCTTAATTATAATGAGAAAGTGTATTATTATCCCAATTAAACATTATTCAAGTCGTGTTCCTGGTAAAAATTATCGCGATTTTAATGGAGAACCTCTAATGAAAATTGTATTAAACACAGTTTTTCAATCAAAATCTTTGGACACAATTGTTATTGATACAAATAGTGATACTGTAAAGGATATTCTCAAAGATTATAATGATGAGCGAATTATTGTCTATGAACGCCCGGAACATTTATGGGATGGTAGTACACCAACCAACGTATTGTTAGAAAATGTAATTCAACAATTGAATTTAGACCATGAAATTATTTTACAAACCCATGTTACAAATCCATTATTAACTTTAGAGACCATTGATAAATGCATCGAACAATTTCTAGAAAAAGAAAAAGATGGATATGATAGTCTTTTCACAGTAAAACAATTACAAACACGATTATATACTTTGGAAAATGAAAAAGTGAACGCTCTAAATCACAATCCCAACGAATTGCTTCCTACCCAAGATTTAAAACCGATATACGAAGAAAATTCATGTTTGTATATTTTTAAGCGCGAAGTATTGTTTAAAAAACATCACCGTATTGGTTACAAGCCTTTCATGTATGTAATGGACGATATTGAATCTAGCGATATTGATACGGAAACCGATTTTATATTGGCCGAAACACTGCACAAAGAATTTGTGCTAAATAAAGATTCAAAAGGACGAGTTGTACTCGTTACAGGTGCTTCACGTGGAATTGGTTTGGAAATATGTAAAAAGTTTCATAAACAAAAATGGATTGTAATTGGTGTTGCACGTTCTAAAGAATTTACTCACCCATCTATTGATACGTATATTTCGAAAGATTTGACTTGTAGTGATTCAGCAAAAGAAATTATGGATGCAGTCCAAGAAAAGTATGGACGTCTAGATTGTGTAGTTAATAACGCTGCTTTACAAATATGTAAACCTGTTTGGGAAATGGAAGATGACGAATGGTCCAAAACATTTGATTGTAATGTAAAAAATGTGTATTTGTTTGTAAAATATGGATTGTCTATGTTGAAAGAATCCAAAGGGAATATTATTAATGTTGGTTCCGTTCATAGTGTAGTAACATCAAACGAAATTGCTGCGTACGCTACAACGAAAGCAGCACTTTCCGGATTAACACGTAATTTAGCAATTGAATTAGGACAATTTGGTATTCGCGTCAATTGTATTTGCCCTGGTGCGGTAGATACATCTATGTTACGGGATGGTTTAAAACGTGGGCACGTCGGCAGTGGAACATCGGATGAATTAGTTGAATCATTGGGAAAATCCCACTTATTAGGAAAAGTGGGACAACCTGAAGAAATTGCCAATTTTGTATTGTTTGTTGCCGACGACAACAACGGACGTTTTATCAATGGCGCCAACTTGCTTATTGATGGCGGCGCGTGTATTAAATTATCTACAGAATAAGCACATAATTTATTTAATTTAATAAACAAAAATAGGTTCTTCAACACCTTTTTCATCACTATTTAAAACATATATTTTTCCATTATCTTTTATATTGTGATACGCAGAACTTACGAACAATTTGTTCATATGTTCTCCACCAAAACAACAACATGTTGTATATTTACATGGAAGTTCAATATGTTCCAGTTTCGTTTTTTCTTGATACACATCAATACCATATCCTTCCCATAAACAACTATAATAACGGTCATTTGCGTTAAAAGTTGCACCATCGGGACAACAGTTTTCGTATGTGTTGATAATAAATGAATCGCAATAAATGGTTTTATTCAAAGAATCCGCATAATACATTTGATTTTTACTGTTAAACGCGATACCGTTAGAAATTCCGATAGAATGAATAACTTCTTCTAAACGTTGGTTTTGGTATTTGTAAATAGAACCAATCTGTTGTTTTGGGTCGTTTTTACACATTGACCCAATATACAAAATCCCATCTTTAGAACATTTGCCATCATTTAAACGGACATTGGTATCGTCAATTTTAACCAAATAATTATAAGAGTTGTTGCGGTAATCATAAATGCCGATGCCATCTTGTACTGAAACCATCATTTTACTTTCATCAATAAGTGCTAAACAGGTGGGTTTCTTCTCCATTTTGTGCTCTATAATACCAGTTTCATCGTGATAATGTTTGATTTTATAATCATCAATATCAACCCAATACAAAGTTTGGTTTATATAATTCCATAAAGGACTTTCTCCAAGTTTGTTTTCAGTTTTAATTATATTCATATATTATTATCAATATAAATATTTTATCAGCAAATGTGTAATATTATAATGCATATAATAACGTTTGTTAAATCAACGTTTTATTTATACAATCTTCTAATATGTTGTCATACTTTACTTTTTTATTGGTTAATATTAAATTTTTGAATACAACCGCAGATTTATATTGATTGTGTTTGTTTTCTTTTTCCATACGATTTAATGCTACTTCACCTGTATTTACTTGTATTCCATCAACGGTTCCTCGATAATTTGTATTATAATTTGTTTGGAATAATGTAAATCCTGTAATATATAATTCTTTAATATTATAATTTAATAAATCTAGTATTGCGGCTAAACCAGAATTTGGTCTACTATCGCACACTTTTTCCATATTTAAATAATCTTCTTCATCTACAATTGAAAAATTATTGCTTATGTGTTGAAATAACGTTGTGTCATTATAAATCATAAAATAATCTCTCAATGTTCCAGTATTTTTAAAACTGGTGTTTTCATATAAATCTAAAATTGGGTATATAAATTTGATATGTCCTTTAAAATTAAAACTTATAGGTCCACCATTTTCTTTCTCTTGATTAACCACATGATATAATATATCGGTTCTATCCCCTGATTTTTTATCACCTTCTTGAAATAATCCTTTATTAACTCTAACAACCACGTCATAATTATTAATTATATCATTTGAATCTATATAATCAGCAGGTCCAACTATAACCACTCTTTTATTGTTTACAATATTTTTAATACTTTTTTGATTTTTGAAATGGGTTGATAATTTGTATTTAAAATCTAATGTTGTAGATATTACGTTCATATTTAATTTTTTAAAAATTAAATTAATTTCGTCTGAATTGAAATTATAACTGTTTGGATTTAATTTTAAGTTTTTGTCTAAATATTTATTAGTTATAAGGTTTTTCAAATTAAAACAGTTTTGTTCATTTTTTTCATAGACAAAATAATTATTGTATTTTTTTTTATCAAACTCGATATTAATAATAATATTTTCCTCCATGAACATAGGTTCATATTTTAATGTAGGTTTATTGTTACAATACGTGTTTTTCAAAATTTCAATATTAACTTTATTAAATAAATTTAAATTTCCATTATATTTTTGGTTAAATTTAATTAGGTGTTCGTTGTTTTTTTTATGACAGCAAAACTCGTGTAAATCATTAGTTGCATTTTTATTCCAAAAACAATTGTAATTTGTTTTGTTGTATTTATTCACAATTGATGAAATAGGCGTTGGTAACGCAACTGTTTTTTTATGAAATAGATGTACCATTGAAAAGTCATTTTTTTTAACTTTATATGATTTGTTTAAAACAATTACATCTAAAAATCGATCTTCATATCCGTAACAATTTAATTCTTCAAAACCACCAGTTTCTTCTAAAACGTTTCTTTTAAATAATGTATTTCCTCCAGCAATTGTAAATAACCTATTACTTTCTGTGTTTTTATGTATATATTTATTAAAAATATAATCGTATTTTTCTTGTCTAGATAAAAACACCAAATTTTTATTATATGGTTTTATTATATCATAATCATTTGTTTGACTTATCATAACATCTATATATTTTTTATCAGTTGGTATATCTGCGTCTACAAAATAAATATTTTCTGACAAATTTAAATATTTATATAAATTTCGTGTATATCCAAGATTAAAGTTATAAGGATTATTTACAAATATATAATTTAAATCATCATGTTCTAATACAAACTTATCAAGAAAATATATATTACAATCTGTATGTAACACGTTTATCTGTAAATTATATGACAAGTATTTTTTAATAGAATAATGAAAATTTATTAATGTTTCAAGGTCCACACCAGATAAACTTATAGGAATATTGATGCTACAATTATAATAATTTTTATTTAATAAATCTATATTTATTATTCTATCTATATTTTGTATATAAACGTTGTTCACATATATTTCTAATATATTGTCATTATTAATTTCAAAAATAGTAATAATATGATATAAGTTCGGGTTAATGTTAATTAGTATATCATTTATTTTCAATTCATCATCATTAATAATAATATCATATGTATTTTCATTAGTTATTATTTTAATATTTTGTTTATTGAATATTTTTAATTTTAGTTTTAATTTTTTTGTTAAAATATTGTCATATTTGAAATTATATAAAGGATAATTATTGTAAAATTTTTTGTCATAGCTTGACAAATTCTTAATTATATTACGGTTTTCTTCCTTTTCTTTCTTAACTACGTTCATATAATTCGTCCAGATCTTCTCCTCTGCCTCTTCTAACGCCTGAATGCGTGCCAACTCCTCTGCCCGTTTTTTCTCTTCTGCCTCTTTTAGTGTCTGAATGCGTGTCAACTCCTCTGCCCGTTTTTTCTCTTGTTCCTCTTTTAGTGTCTGAATGTGTGCCAACTCCTCTGCCCGTTTTTTCTCTTGTTCCTCTTCTAACGCCTGAATGTGTGCCAACTCCTCTGCCCGTTTTTTCTCTTCTAACGCCTGAATGTGTGTCAACTCCTCTGCCCGTTTTTTCTCTTCTGCCTCTTTTAACGCTTTAATGCGTGTCAACTCCTCTGCACGTTTTTTCTCTTGTTCCTCTTCTAACGCCTGAATGTGTGCCAACTCCTCTGCCCGTTTTTTCTCTTCTAACGCTTGAATGCGTGCCAACTCCTCTGCCCGTTTTTTCTCTTCTGCCTCTTTTAGTGTCTGAATGCGTGTCAACTCCTCTGCACGTTTTTTCTCTTGTTCCTCTTTTAGTGTCTGAATGCGTGTGAACTCTTCTGCCCGTTTTTTCTCTTGTTCCTCTTTTAGTGTCTGAATGCGAGTCAACTCATCTGCCCGTTTTTTCTCTTCTGCCTCTTTTAACGCTTTAATGCGTGTCAACTCCTCTGCACGTTTTTTCTCTTCTGCCTCTTTTAGTGTCTGATTGCGTGTAATCTC